CTCCAGATCAACGGTACCGATGTGACTGACTTCAAGTTCATCGATCCCCACTACACGTCGGCGACGTCCTACTACCATTCCCCCAACGCTAAGGCGGATCCTTCGCTGTACACCTTCCCCTTCTGCCTGGACACGTCCAAGCTCCAGCCCACGGGGTCCCTCAACTTCTCCCGCCTTGATTCGGCTCGCATTGTCAGTGAGACGACGAGCTTCAAGGATACCATTTACGCGGTCAATTATAACATTCTCCGTGTCGAAAATGGTATGGGTGGTTTGATGTACTCTAACTAATTGTCCGTACCGTAACATAATATTTACTACTAGTAAAATGAACTTCTGGTTGATTGTCTTTTTACTAGGAGCCGTTTTCGTACTCACGTACGATCCCAAGTCCAGGACACTCGAAAAAATCGTAGAGGTCCAGCCCAAACAAGAACAATGTGAAGCTGAACGTTTCCAACGCCTTCAGTTTATCGGTGGTGATGATGCCTGTACCCAGAAGGGCAAAACAAACATGGGTGCAATTATTTCTGCTTAAAAGAAATACACATCTATTACACATAAGATGTTTGCTCTTGACCGTGAAACGATGCTCATTGCCGGTGTCATCATTTGTTTGGGTGTGATGGCCTACATGTTCAATGATATGAAGAAGACGAAGGAGGATGTCTATGCCGTGAAGACCTTTTCGATGAACCTCATGAAGAACCTGACGATCGAACCCGTGGAGCCTCCCGCGGAGAAAAAGCCTGAGACTGAGGAGAAAAAGGAGGAATAAACATATTCGCTTATTATAACTTGCTAAATGAGCAATGAAGAAATACAAAGCGATCGCTATTCCAGTCACATTTGAAGACGATCGACCACGGTTTCTGACCGTACGAGATCGTAGATTTAAGGATTGGATTTTTGTCACGGGGGGATGTCGACGACGGGAAATCTATAATCCATTGAGGTGTGCCCTCAGAGAGCTTGAAGAGGAGACACGGGGTGTTGTCTCATTGAAGAAGGGGGAGTATACAGAGTTTAGTTTTATACACAGGGAGAGTCCGACGGTAGAATTAGTTTATAATGTCTACGTCTTCTTCGTCAACTATAAGCGGACCGATCAACAACAACTGATCAAAAAGTTTAATGACGAAAAGACAAAGACGAATCTAAAAAAAATTAACAAAGAACCCATCAAGAAAACCTACGATGAAAATGATTTCATGAGCTTCGATACTCTCGAAGAGTTTAACACCCGTAAACGTTGGGACCTCATCGTACATAATGTCATACAAAACCCCGAATTCTATTCGTGTGTGACTTCACTTAATAGAAAAACCTTCAGTATAAAATAGAATGAAGTCAAAGACTTACATCTTGAAGCAGATCAGAGATCTTCTTATTGATAACAAAGCATACACTGAACGTCGTGCCGAACAATACGTTGAAGCTGTAAAGGACAAAACAGTCTACGAACTTCTTGTTATTAAAAAGAACTTAAGTGAAGACCAGAAAGAACATGCAGACGTATCGTGTATGCGATCGATCCTATACGATTGTCAACAAGACGATTAAAAGAATACCTCTATACCAGAGTAAGTATGTTCAAGAGTTGGTGCTCGAAGAACAAATTCAACAATGCGAAAGCAACGTCACATGTCCTCATGGATGGTGGGGTTCTTTCCATTCCATTCAACAAGCTTGACGAATTCTGTGAACAATACGTGGAAGCCGTGAAGAACAAAGAAAAGATGTATCTGGTGGAGCAGAAGACACCAACCTATAACTTCTTTTTGGACATCGACTACAAAGATGAAGATGCCCTCGAACTCGAACGTGTAGAGAAGATCTGTCGTGTCATCTGTGACAAGGTAAAGACTCTGGGTGGTCGAGACTGTGTCGTGTGTGTCGCCAGACCGAAGAAGACGGATAACAATCTCGTCAAAACCGGTGTACACTTGAACTGGCCGGGGTTCGTCGTTAATCAAGAAGGTGCCTTGAACATCCGTGATCATGTCATCGCGACGTTGACGTCGGTCTTCAAACAGGTGGAGTGGGACAAGGTTGTCGACCGATCTGTCTACAAGGGGAGTGGCTTCAGGATTCCATGGTCCTACAAGAAGGGTAAACACGTCGATTGTAATGGTCAGGGGTGTGCAGCTTGTGAACAGGTGGGCAAGATTACAGAATCACCCTATGTACCCTTGTTCAGGTATGTTTATGGACCCGTGATGTGTATCATGAAGAAGATTCCCCAGGAACCATCGATCGATATACTCAGGGATACGATGGTCCGAACAGATGCCAAGGACGTTGTCACTATTCGCCAACTCGACGGACAGAAGAAGAAGGAAGGGTCGTTCTCACAAGCTCAGATGAAGGATGAGTTTAAAGATTCTGAAGCTATCGCTTATCTGGAAACCTTCATCCGGAAGAATATGGAAGGTCAGGAGGATGCGAGAGTCACGAAGATTTTCACACATAAGAAACAGTTTTTGATCTCGACGACATCGAAGTATTGTGAAAACCTGGGAAGATCTCACAATTCCAATCATGTTTGGTTCCACATGGTCGGGGGTTCGATCTCACAGAAATGTTTTTGTGACTGTGAGACGATCATAGGTCGTCGACACGGTTTCTGTGCAGACTTCAGGGGAAGAGAACATCGTTTGACGGATAAGATCATCAACAAGTTCTATGATGATACACCATTACCCAGTCGAACGTCAACACCCCCTCCTAAACAGAAGATTAAGACATCTGAAGCTGTCAAGGTCATGAACACCTACATCAATAACTGTATCAGACCAACGAATGTTCTCTCTGTCACCAAGAACAGGAACAAGTATACCATCAACGTGACAGACACAGATTGTGACATGAAACATGGAGCCGAATGCCACTTTACGGTTGACAAGTCAGGCATCGACTTTATGTGTTCCAAATGCACTGGGAAACCCAGGAGGTTTCTCCTAAACAAGAAATCCAAAGAGATTTTATTTCCGGACACAAAATAAGATGTCGAGTGTACTCTTGGTAGCGTCGACCTACCTAACAAGGTTACTCACAAGACGATCCGTTAAAACCGACGAAATTGATGAACTCGTGAAAAGGGCGTATAACTATTCAGGGTTGGATCCAGATAGTTTTTATGCCTTTATCACGAACATATCAATGTTTAAAAAACATATCGGAACACCAGAAACTGCGACGCCCTTTCTTTATACAGCCTTAGAACACCTGGAGAACGTTGGAATAATGAGCGAATACCAGGAAGATATACACGAACTCGTTAAACAAATAGGGTATTACGCTGAACAACAGCTCATGAACGTCGACGCCGCGTTTCATCCTAAATACTTAAACAGTAGACTATAGTAGAAGCGATGATTTCTAGATCCGGACGTCGCATCAAGAAGCCCGAAGTGTACACGCCACAGGAAGAAGTGGAAGATGATTACGCCGAGGATGATTACGACAGTAACCTCGATGATAGTGACATAGACACTGACGAGGAACATGGTTCTGAGGATGACTTCACGGATGATGAGGATGAAGATGCTGATGAAAATGGAAATCTCAAGGACTTCGTCGTCGATGATGACGATGACGAAGATGAGGAATTTCACGCTTAAAAAAATGAAAGGTATTTTTAGATATGGAAGCAGACATCGGCAACCCCATCGAATTCAATAAAGATGTTCATGACCCTGAACAGGAGCGTGAACCCGAACAAGACTATTACCAACAACCCCCTATGATGATGATGCCTCCTCACATGTATCAGCAACCCCCCGAGCAGCCCAAGGTTGACTTCTTTTCACAGATTGATAAGACGACATGGATTGTCGGCTTTGTCGTTTTTCTTTTGGGATTCTTCATGGGTAAGACCATGCAGCCCGTGATCCTCAGGCCTGGCTAAGTGGGTACCCGTAGATCCATTCTTTTTCGTCCCAAGGAAAGTTACCGACGAAGGATCCAGTCGACCCATTCTTCCGCTCAGTAAAATACGCACGACTCGTGACCACTGGGTCCTTCAATTGTGCCGCTAAAACCTCAGACGCTGTGTTCATCTTCTTTTTGACATTTTCAGGTGATGTGAAAAAGAAGTACGCCACGAAGAAAACGATGATCAGTGTGATGATATTCAACAACACACTGAACATTCTTACCATGTATGTATATTTTTTTAATTATTCACTGACCGTCTCCAGCTTGGCATCCGCCTCACGCTTCGCCTGTCGCTCCTTGATCTCTGCAGCGACAATGTCGTCAGCCTTCTTGACCAGCTCCTCCATGGGCGTATCGGGCTCCTCCTTCTGAAGACGCTCGAGAACCTCGGCT